CCCCCCCCCGCCGTGAATGACGGTTTGTGTAGTCACCCAACTGTGGCACAACTGGTGTGACTACACGCCGGATGACTACTCGTGGTGTGACTACACGAAGCAGGGTGACTACATGAGCAACGCCAGCAAGTGCCGTGACTACTACCAGAAGACCAAGCAAGACCCCGAGAAGCTCGCCGCTCTCCGGGTCCGACGTGCCAAGAACCAAAGAGAACGCAGGGCCAGGCTCCAGAATCCATCCTCAAAATCCTCAAAACTCCCCGGATGTAGTCACCCGGTGACTACAAGACACGATCATGTAGTCACCCGAGGCTCATTCAGTGCCTTGGAAGACCTGCTCAGAGACAATGATCCTGTAGTCACACCTGATGTAGTCACACCTGATGTAGTCACCGACCTCGAATACGAGGAACGTGCCGCCATCATGGAGTACGACGGCGGGCTCTCCCGGGCAGAGGCAGAGTTCGAGGCGGCGACCAGGTCAACTGAGCCGCTGGTTCCTGTAGTCACCCGACATGTAGTCACACCGCTCGGTGGCAAGCATGCCGCCACGGTTGCTCAAGGGGATGTCTCACTCACCGCCGACCAGCTCATGGAAGCGTGGCGGAACCACTGGAAGGGATGAACCATGCCGACCGACTCGCCGGAAGACAACAAGGCCTACTGCAAGGCTTGGTATCTACGCTTGAAGAAGGACCCTAAGAAGTATGCCTTGCGTCTAGCCAAGCTCGCTGAGAACCAGAAGAAGCGTCGGGCTGCCGCCAAGCTGGGTCACAAATCAGGCGAGGGGATGCCATGAACAGGTAGGAGCCCTCCCCTTTCTCGTAGCTGGTGACGCACATGCCCTACGGACCCGAGAACACCCCTGGGAAGTACAACAAGCGAATCAACATCAAGGACGGCCAGATGGTTGCCGATCCGGCCGGGGTGGGGTGGCAGGCCAAAAAGCGGGCCCTGGAGAAGAAGGGGATCACCCAACCCGAGGATCCCCCGATTGCTGACCGTGACCCGGAGGGGAATGCCGGGCGGCTGGATGAGGCGTTGAAAGCCCATCGGAAGGGCGAGGGTCCGCTGCGGATGACCCCGGCCGTCCCGCTCGGGAAAGAGCCGCCCCCGCCGCCGCCCGCCCGAAAGCTCGACCCTCCTCCGGTTGTGCCGAAGATCAAGCAAAGCGGCATCCGGAAGTTCGAGGAAGACCTTCGGAACAACCTCCTGAAGAACGAGCAGGCCCGGAACGGCATCGAGCCCAAGGCAGATCCGAAGCTGTCCGTCGATCCGCCTCCTCCCCAGCCAGCACCGACTTCGATCAAGTTCCCTGGACCAGCCCCAAAACCAGCTCCGAAACCGGCCCCCAAGCCAGCCCCGGAGTCAGCCCCGCGACGTCCGACCGTGACACTGATGGACCCCAACCCTCCCATGGACGAGGGCCCGCAGCCGGGGTTCAAGAATCCCGGGACGACCTACCTCAAGCAGAACATCATCCCGTATTACGGCAGCCCGGCCGCTGCTGATCGGGAGATCGAGGCCTCTCTCCAGGCGAGAAAGAACCGCCCGGCCCACATCGACATGGCCGGGTTCGGTGAGTTCACCAAGGATGACTACCTGCGACCCCAGCCCCACGACTGGGAAGATCCCCTGAACCACTTCATCGAGAGAAACCCAGATGCCCAGGCGTACTACATGCCGGACGGCAAGTACGGGAGCATCCACTTCAACACCAAGAAGTTCCCAGACTGGCAGAACTCCAGGGGGTATCACGACACCCTGACGCACGAAAGAACCCACGGTGCCGTCCGGGACGACCTCAACGCCAGCCCGCTCCAAACAGCGTCCCGCAACGGAATCGACTCGGCCTACGTCACCAAGCCATCGGAGATTTCTGCCCGCACCGCTGAAATCAGGCGGATGTTCACGCACTACACGGGAACCCCAGTCAGGACGCACGAAGACGCCCTGGAAGCCCTGCACTGGTACATCAAGAACCACGAGCAGATGCAGAAGGACGGGCACGAGCCAACAGCCGGAAGGGGAACTGTCCAGGAATACCTGACACTTCCCGGGGTCGAGAGGGAGAAAGTTCTTCAAAGGATGCTTGAGGTGGCTGGCTCAGACCACATCAAGAGGAGCCTGCTTGGATGAGCAACCCCACCAAGGCTCTTTCCGCCCCGTCAACCGCCTACATGAAGGCGGTCGGCGGGCCGAGCGAGGGGCTCAAGGCAATTGCCGAGTACGCCAAAAGTCACGGCCCGGCCGGGGTGACTCCGAGGACGAACTTGGTCAAGGGCATGTCGTTCAGCGGCGACGGGCTGAACCCCGAAGACGCCGAGCTTCGAGTCACCACCCCAGACCAGATCCTTCGGGAGTCTGCCTACGGGGACTTCTGGCCTGAGGTCCAGGGGGTGATGAACGCCAACCGAAGCCCGGTTGCACCGCCCAAGCAATGGGAACGGGTCAGCGCCGGAACTTCCCCGGCTTACATCTTCCACGTTGACGAGCCCGAGAAAATCTTCGCCACCCCGGGAGCCGCGAACACCGTGGCCGGGTCGAACTTCTGGGGCGTGGCCAAAGTCCCCAAGCCCTGGAACCCTGCCAGCACCTACCGCCCCGGGTACCTGAGGTCGCTTCTTCACGAAACCGGCCACTTGCGGGAACACTACCTCAACAACGACATGCTCTCGCCGTTCGACTTCCAGGAATACCACCAGCGCCTCATGAAGGAGAACGAAGGGCTGCTCAACGGCATGACCGACGAGGGCCGCCGGAAAGAGCTGGAGCGGATGATCTGGATCGCCGCTAGGCAGGGCAGCCACATCAGGAAGAGGAATGAACTTACCAATGTTCTTTCTGAGCTTCGCCGCGAGAACTACCAGCAGACCGGCAAAATCCCGACGAACATGAAGGAAGCCGAGCAGTTCGTCGAGCAGGTCTTCGACGAGGCCCCCAAGACCATCGACACCAACGCCACGAACTGGCAGTACCTCTACGGGCCGGACCCAGTCGAGAGGAAGTTCGGCCCGCTCAAGGGCACGAGGTCCATGGACGTTCCGACCATGAAGCGGAGCATCAAGGACGCCTACCCCAAGGAGAAGGTCAAGGGCCAGTTCATCCTTCAGGGCCTCCTTGAGGGAGCCAGCATGAGCGGAGGTCGCCCCGATGCCGTTTGAAACGTCAGGCTTCCACGACACCGACAAATACCCCCGGATCAAAGACGCAATCCGTGGCCTGGTGAGCCGTGGGCACCCGCACATCAGCGGCCTCTCTCCCGAGAAGCAGGACGAAATCGCCCAGCATTTGGCTTCCGGGCAGACGTCCGACAAGCCCGAGTACACCATGAACTTCTGGTCCGGCATGGCCAGAGCTGGAGACCCGAACTACCGGGCAGACAGCATCCTTGACCCCGAGGAGCGAAAGCAGTTTGAGGGTTTTCGCCAGGGCTTCGACGACATTCGGTCCACATGGCCTGGTCCAGCCTGGAAGCAGAGCCAGCTCAAGAAGTTCCGGAAGGAGAACGGGGTCCTCGGGTCGCTCTGGAACCACAACCAGCTCTCCCCGGGGGCACAGCAGAGCCTCCAGTGGTCCCGTCCCAGGCACCTGTTTGAAGGCATCCAGGCCAACATGCCCGGGAATGACATCGGCTTGTCCCGTGTCTTGGACATGTATGACCGGGGAAAAGACGCCAAGCACTCCAGCTCTTGGGGCTCCTCGAACTTCGAGCAAAACTCCGGGGTCGCGGACTACGTCAGGTCGAACGGCAACCCCCTGGGGTACATCAACAACAACTTCTTCGGGCCATTCCAGAGGTCCGTCTACGACACGGCCATGGAGCATCCGCAGCTCCAGAAAAAGAACGCGGAAGAGCGGGAAGACATGGGCATGTCCGGCCAGGCCCAGGTCTACGCCGAGCCCCTCATGTACTTCATTCGCCCGCTGGCCGGGCTTTTGTCCAACGACAGCAAGCGACGTCACGATCACCAGGCCAATGCCGCCGACGTTTACATGAACGGGAACCAGGTCTTCAAGTCAGACCCGGCCCTTCCGGCCATTGACCACCTCCGGGGAATGGATGCCCAGAACGAAATCGACCGCTACCGGGACGTCATGGCCGGGGCCATGGAGTCGATGCCGGTTCAGGCTTACCACCACCGGAACACCGGAGAGTTCCTGAGCCCCGGTGCCTCGCTTGCATCCACGATTTTTGCCGACGCATTCACTGATCCGACCGTGCTTTTCGGCGGCAGCTTCTGGCGAGAGCTTGGCGAAGAGCTGGCATATGGCGGCGGCTTCAACGCCATGCAGATGATGGCCGGTGGATTCCCGTCAGAGGACAAGGTCAAAGACGACTCCGAGAACTGGTGGAAGAGGGCGAACTCAAGCCGCCGAGAGGCCGAGATGATCATCCGAGACAACAACATCAAGGGAGGAGTCCTGTCCCCTTTGATCTCACCAGACAGGTGAAAGACGGTTTGTCAGGCAAGCAACTCATGGTGAGATCGAGGAATCCCCAGGAGTAACCGTCATGGACGAAGAAAACATCGGCCAGGAATCCCAGCCCCAAGAAGCAGGCTCTGCACCTGAACAAGTTCAATCCCAGGACACCGGAGGCCAGCAGTACCAGCCACCGGCACAGCAGGCACCCCAGCAGCCGCAAAGCCCCTGGGGCGTGATGGAGAACTTCCGCCGCCTGCCCCAGTTTCAGGGCATGGACGAGCAGCAAATCGCTCAGGGTTTGTACCAGTCGATGCAGCGGGAGCAGGCCGCCGTCCGGCACCTGTCTCAGTACCAGCAACTCCTGCCGCACACCCAGCAGTACCTGGCCGACAGGCCGCAGTACGAAGAGTGGCTGAAGACCCGGAATCAGCAGCAAGCCCCTCCCCAGCCCGAGAAGAAGGCGTGGTGGAACCCGCCGGAAGTCCGGGAGGCCTACAGGCAGTACCTCGTCAAGGACGAGAACGGCCGGGAGGTCATCTCCCCGGATGCACCGCTGGACGCCCGGCACTCCCTGGCTGAGTACCAGCAGTACAAGGCCGACTTCGCCAAGAAGTTCCTCACGAACCCCGAGGAAGCCCTGGGCCCCATGGTTCAGGAGCTTGCCTCAAAGCAGGCTCAGGAGATCGTCACCAAGACCCTTGCTAAGAGGGATCGTGAAGAGTACGTCAACAGGCTGGAGCGGGAGAACGCTGACTGGCTCGTGGACGAGCAGACCGACCAGGTGACGCCTGAAGGGTTTCTAGTCCATAAGTACATAGAGGAAGGAAAACAGATCGGCATCCAGGATGTTGAGAAGCTGTGGGATTACGCCACCAAGAACACTGAACGGGAAGTTCTGATCGGGCGGTACGAAGAGCAGAAGAACCAGATCGCTCAGCTCCAGTCGCTGGTCCAGAACCTCCTCCAAGGACAACAGGCCGCTCCCCCTCCTCCGCAGCAGCAAGCACTACCAGCCCCTCCGCAGCAGCAGGCATTGCCTTCTCCCCAGGATGTGGCCCGACAAAACATGGAGTACCTCAGGAGGGAAGCCTCCCGGTCTCCGAGTCGATCCGCCGGAACCACCAACACCGACCCCCGGGCCCCAAGGCAGAAGCAGTCCTTCGAGCAGATGCTTGAAGACAATGCCCGACGCCGTGGCCTCATCTGAAAGGCTTAGACATGCCGTCGTCCACAGACTGGGCTCGTAGTATCGGCACCACGATCATCAACTACCTCAAGGAAGAGGAGCTGACGACGTTCCGGAAGTTCAAGGTGTTTGCCGCCCTCGAAGGGTCAGGCAACGTCCTGATGAATCAATCTGGAAGGGGAATCAACTGGCAGATCAGGTATCGGAACCAGCCAGTTTCTGGGAACAACGGTGAGACTGCTCGCGTGTTCGCCAGGCAGAACCTCTGGGTGGATGCCGAACTCCCATTCCGTGGGTACCAGGTCACAGACAGCATCTACAAGAAGGAGATGCTGGAGAACCGTGGTCAGCAGGCTCTCATCCAGGTCGCTTCCAAGATGGCCTCCCGCCTCCAGGAGTCCATGGAGCAGCACCTGAGCCACGAGGTCTGGACGGACGGCAACCTGCCGGGCAACCACCTCCGGTTCCACGGCGTCGAGTCGTTCCTGGGCTACGACGGCACCGTCAACATCAACGACGGCACCAAGCGTGTGGCCAACGCCGAGGACATGTTCGCGTGGCCCTCCGACACCTACGCCGGGGTGGCCACTGGCCTCGGTGCGGTGGCCGGGTCTCAGCACTCGAACAGCTCGTGGCCAAACGGCACCTGTGATCCGGAGTACGACTTCTACTCCCCGATCATCGTCAACTACACCTCCACCAGCTTCAAGGGTGGCACCACCCCGACCTGGCAGGAGAACTGCGTTCAGGCCGTCCGCGAGGGCATCAACCAAGCCAAGCGGAACGACACGAAGGAATCCCAGATCGACATGGTCCTCATCGATCGCAAGATGTACATCGAGTACATGAACAAGCTGGATTCCAAGGAACGGATCCTCGCCAACAACAACGAGGGTCTCCGGTCCTATGGCTTCAAGGACGTCTTCCAGCAGGACGGCGTGGACATCAGCACGGAATACGCTGTCCCGAACGGATGTGGATACGGTCTCTCCATCGCCAACATGGAACTCCGGTGCATGGAAGGGAACCTGATGGTTCCCGAAGGTCCGTTCTACAACGAGGAACTCCAGAGCTATCGGTACGTCGTAAGTGTCCTGGCAAACCTACGATTCCGTTCCCCCAGGAACTTCTTCGCTCTCAAGGCCGTTGCCTGACCCCAGGCCCGACCCCAGACTCCACCACCATATCCTTCCACTAGAAAGCTCCCCAGATGAGTACGCTTACTGCCGATCCGCCGTTCTCCCGTGGTCACACCCTTGGCGAGGGCGTGAAGGTCTACCCGCCCGAGTTCGGTGACCGCTGGGTCGGCGTCGAGAAGGTCTTCACCGACGTCCATGCCGTGAGCGGAGACTTCCTCTCCAACATGGCCGTCCGGTGCGTGGCCCTTCGGAACAAGTCTGGTGCCCCGCTTCTCCCGGGCCAGGTGGTCAACCACCTCGTCGGTGAAGTCGATGCTCTCGCTGCGGCCGGTGACCCCCTCACCGCCGTGGTGGACGAGTACATCCCCGCCTCCGGGGTCAAGGAAGAGGACGTGTTCTGGGCGGTCATCAACGGGCCGACCTCGGCCGTCTGTGCCGCCGCCGCCAAGGGTGACACCCTGGGGGTCGGTGCCGGTGACGCCGTTGCCGGGACCGGCCTCGGGGTGGCGATTGCCGACGCCGTTGACGGCAAGGTTCGTCTCGTGGTCGGGGTCGCCCAGCTCTCCGCCTCCAACGGCTGAACATGGACGACAAGATCATCCTCTACCTGATCCTCGCCCTTGGGGTCCTGCTTCTGGCATGGCCCCTGGTGAAGTGGCTTGCTGGTGGGTGGATCAAGGCCCGCTTGGGTCTTGAAACCCACCAGCAAGCCTTCAGGAAGAAGTCGGTCGTCGATCTCCTGACCCTCAAGGACAACCTGGAGCGTCAGGGGAACAAGGCAGCGGCCAACACCTGCAAGGCCCTGATCGTGTCGATGGTGAGCGGGGAGGCAGCGGAGAAGTGACATGCTTGCCAAGGTGGCCATCGGCGTCCTGCTGGTCGTCTACGCCATCTGGCTGATGATCAAGCCCGCCCCCGTGCCTCCCCCCGTCATCGCCCCGCCCGCCCCGGCCAAGCCCCTCGCCCCCAAGAAGCCAGCCGTCAAGCAGGCGGCAGCTCCCGAGACCTTCGAGTCTCAGGTGGTGAAGCTGGTGAACACCGAGCGACTGTCACGGGGGTTGTCCCCACTCCGCGTGGACCCAACCCTGATGGCAGCCGCAAGCGGGTGGAGCAGGAACCAAGCCGCTCGACGAAGGATGTATCACAGCAAGATGGGGTATGGAGAGAACGTGGCGTATGGCCAGACCACTCCACGGGACGTTCATGTGACATGGATGAACAGCCGTGGTCACCGTGCCAACATCCTGAACCCGAAGTACAGTGCAATTGGTGTGGGGCTCGCTTACAATGGCGGCGTACCCTACTGGACTCAGTCGTTCAAGTAACCCTCTGGAAAGGACTCCGATCGTGAAAAACTTCCCCGCTCTCGCCTGGACCCTGGTCCTCGCCCTCCTCTGCGTCCTCACCTGCAACGCCGCCCAGGCTGGTAACTGCCACGGGGACACCTCCGTCAAGCAGTCCGTCCGGGTCGGCACCACGGTGCAGGCCGACGAGTCTGTTACCATCCCGGCCGACGAGGCTGTGACGGTGAACGAGTCGGTGGTCGTGGAAGCTCCCGGCACCGTGCGTGTCCAGGAGCGTGTCTCGGCCCCCAATGTCACCGTGAACGAGCAGGTGATCGTCGGTGGCCCCGGGGGTGCCGCCTGTGTCGGTGGTGATTGCCCGCCTGTTGGTGTGCATACCGCCCGCAAGGATGCCCGGATCGTCAAGCGGGCCACCGTGGCTGAAGCGAAGAACGGACGAAAGGCAGGCCGGTTTGCCCGAAAGTCCTACAACGCCCAGCACGAGGCCATGAACGACGCGGCCGTCAAGCGGATCTATTCCTCGAACTGACGACCAACGCAACACGGGGGCCTGTCTTGGGACTCCACATCCCGGGGCAGGCCCCCGGTGCATAGGGGCTCACCAATGTCAGACACCATTCGGGCTCTCCTCAAGGACCGTCAGCAAGGCGGCCTGCCAGACGCCAAGTCCCTGTTTGCCAGGGCGGCAGAAGAATCCCAGCGAAGCCCAATCCCGCTGGACGAGAGGATGATCGAGGATCTGTACAAGGCCATGTTCGGGCCAACCATGGCAAGCCAGATCGTGGACGCTTACCAGGGGTACCAGCAGGATTCAAACCTGCTTGCCTTGGTCGGCGGCAAGCAGCCCAATCAGAACCCCATGGTCAAGACCGTTACCCAGCTCGACAGGTGACCGATGAGCGACGGCGACGAAGAGATCCGCCCGGTCAAGCAGTGTTCCCAGTGCGACCGGGTGCTGCCCGCTGACCGAAAGCACTTCGTCTGCGTCCCTGGATGCACCACTTCTTTCCAGTCCGTCTGCCGGAAGTGCCGGGCAGCAAACAAGCGGAAAGCCGAGCTGGCCAAGATCGAGGCCAAGGCGGTTGACACCTTCGTCAAGAGAACCATCTCTGGCGGGGCAAACATCCCGCATACGGCCGAGCTGCTCGAAGCCATGATGGTGAACTTCGGCGGCGTGAACGGGTTCGCCTCTCTGGCCATGAAGCAGTATTGGGACGCTGCCCCAGGCTCCAGGATCAGGTCTCAGGTCCTGGAAATGGTGACCAAGCTGGCCACCCAGAACACCGAGCAAGGCGGGGCCCGGAAGCCGATCAGCCTTTACACCGAGGACGAGCTGGAAGCGGAGATCGACCAGCGGATCCAAAACGCCATTTCCCTCCAACAGCGACCGAGGATCATCGATGTCCACCCCGAATCCGCCGGTCTCAAGCAGCCCCCAGGGCACGACGCCCCAGTCGAGTCAGAGCATCTCGGGGTTCCAGCTCGACGAGCTGCGGAGCTTGCAGATCGAATTGGCCGAGAGGCGGATGGAGTCCCTTCGCCTCTACCAGCCTACGCCGAAGCAGTGGGACTTCCACCGGGACATGGCCAGTGAAATCCTGGTGATCGGGGGGAATCGTTCCGGCAAATCCCTCTGCACTTTCATCGAGGACGCATGGGCCGCCACAGGTACCCACCCCATCGAAGGCAAGTACCCAAAAGAGGGCGGGAATCTCGTCATCGTCGGTGCCAACTGGAAGCACATCGGGCTGGTGGTCGTGCCTTACCTGTTCAAGGCCGGGGCCTTCAAGATCATCAAGGACAAGACCACCGGGAAGTGGCGGGCGTTCAACCCGGCTTTGCTCGGGGACCTAGAGCGGGAAAAGCAGGCCAAGCCAGCCCCGCCGCTGATTCCACCCCGAATGATCAAGTCGATGTCCTGGCTCCTCAAGTCGGCCGGGTACTTGAACTCCTGCGAGCTGGTCAACGGGTGGACGATCTACTGCTTCTCATCCGAAGGTGATCCACCCCAGGGCTTCCAAGCCGACAGGGTACACATCGACGAGGATATCAATAACGAGCAGTGGGTCCCAGAAATGCAGGCCAGACTTGCAGACCGAAAGGGAAGGTTTGCCTGGTCTGCCATGCCCCACTCCAGGAATGATGCCTTGATGGTACTCAAGGAGCGGGCCGACAAAGCCGAGGAGACCGGCAGCAACGACATTCGGAGATACGTCCTCCGCTTCCTGGACAACCCGCACATCGACGAGAACGAAAAGCGGAAGGCAATCGAGCGTTGGGCCGCCGCCGGGGAAGACGTCCTCAGGCAGCGATCCGAGGGTGAGTTCAACATCGACTCGGTCAAGGTCTACCCGTCGTTCTCCATGTCCATTCACGGGTACGACAGGGCAAAGCTCCCGAACGGCACGGTCCCAGACGACTGGTGCCGGTTTGCCGTGGTTGACCCCGGGCACTCTGTGACAGCCGTGCTGTTTGCGGCCATCCCCCCAGATGAGTCGATGGTCTTGGTGTACGACGAGCTGTACATCAGACACGCCAACGCCATCATTTTCGGCCAGGAGTTCCTGAAGAAAGCCAGCGGATCCAAGTTTCACGCCTTTCTCATCGACGCTCACGGTGGCCGCATCACAGACATCGGCTCGGGAAGGTCTGCTCAGGATCAGTACACCGAGGAGATGGTGAAGCACAACATCCGCTCGAAGACTACGGGGGCGAGCTTTATCCCCGGAGCTGACGATGTTCAGTCGGGACTCCAGGCCGTCCGCAACCTCTTGCACATCCGCCCTGACGGGGCCCCCAAGCTCAGGTTTCTCCGCGACTCCGTCCCGAACATGGAGCGCGAGATGAAGATGTACAAGAAGAAGTGCGCTTACGTCGCCGGTGTCACGGTCGTTACCGACGAGCCCAACAAGCGGGGCGACTTCCACCTCGTGGACTGCCTTCGGTACCTGTGTGCTTACGAGCCTCGGTACCACGCCCCCGAAAAGGGAACCGCAGAAGAGCCGTGGTGGCTCAAGTGGAAGAAGGAGAAGGACAAGCAGAAGAACCAAAGCGGAGCTGTATACCTGACTCCCAACTCATACACCCAGACATGGGTTGCTTGAAAGACGGTTTGCGACTGCACGGCCTCCTGTCAAGCTGCCGCCACAAGGAGACCCGCACATGAGCCAGCAATTTGAACTTCCCGAACTGACGGTCGGTGATCTTGTCCTGTACCACGACAACCCCCTCCACCCCGACACCCGGACGGCTTCGATGGGGTGGGTCAGCCGCAGGCCCGGAAACTCTACGGTCAACATCCTGATCTGGGCCGAAGACGCTGGCTTCGTGGAAAAGCCGAGCGTTCGCCACGCCGACGACCCGTTCTGGAGAGAGAGCGAGATGTCCGGTGCCTGGTCGAAGTGGGGTGCGTTCACCCTTCACCCGAACACCGAGGCTCTGAAGGAAATCAGGACCCTTCTCACCAAGATGAAGCTGGAGCAGGCCTCCAGGACCCCCTCCAAGAAGACCACCGAGAGCTGATCCATGGACGGCTTGAACCTCTCCACCGATGCGTCGATGTCAGACGGCGGCCTTCCAGAGCTTCCCGGGGACGAAATCTCCACGAAGCTCATGGAGGACGCCCTTCGGTCCATCTCCAAGGGGTGGATGGAGAAGATCAACCTGGCTCTCGACCACAAGCGGCCGTTCACCGAGGACGCCACTGAGGCCCGCAACTTCTTTGACGGGGCGGGCGACTGGTTCTGGGGCGATCGGGGCACACCCGGCAGCAGCCCGGCGTACTCCAAGATGGCCCCGCCAAGCTTCCGAATGTGCGTCAACAAGGCGTTCGAGGCCGTGAAGCTGTTTGGCTCTGTGATCTATGCCCGGAATCCTGTGAGGACGGTTACCCCCAGGTCTTTCCCTGTGGTTTCTCCGATCTCTCTGGGCATTGATCCATCAGCACCGCCCCCGGTGGACCCGATGACGGGGATGCCGATGGTCGATCCGATGACCGGCATGCCTGCCCAAGACCCCAGGATCCAGCAGTTCATCGACACCTCCAACGTCGTGGCCATGGAGGAGGAGAAACGGAAAGGCATTTCCGAGCTTGTCCAGGGCTATCTCAACTACACCCCCGTGGAGCTGAACCTCAAGGAACACTCCCGGAAGGTGGTGGATGAGGCGATCATCACCGGCCTCGGGGTGTGGTGGACAGAAATGGTCCAGCTCAAGGCTGGCGAAGGGCAGACGTTCGGGATGGTCGGCAGCTTCTATGACTCCTGCGACAACATCGTCTGGGACCCCGACGCCGACGAGCAGGAGGACATCCTTTGGTGTGCCCGGCGGTGCGTTCACCCAGTTGATCAGGTTGCCGCCCAGTACGGACTCAACCGAGAAGACCTGAAGGGGCACCTGGAGTCTTACGTCGCTCGGTCCCAGGACAAGAACCTGGACTACAAGACCAAGAAGCGAAACGGCAAGACCAACGACCTGATTGTCTACTGGAAGATCTACAGCAAGACCGGGTTTGGCCATACCCTCAAGGGGGCCAGCAAGGAGTTCAAGGGGCTCTTCGACTCCCTGGGCGACACCTGCTACATCGTCGTGGCCGAGGGGGTCGATTTCCCCCTCAACGCCCCCAAGCAGCTCGCCATGGAGCCGCCCTCCCCCGAGACGGGCCTCCCCGAGCTGATGTTCACCCAAACCCGGTGGCCAATTCCGTTTTCGACGGAGATCAACGGCTGGCCGTTCACGCCGCTCCAGTTCCACAGGAAGCCCGGGTACTCCTACCCGATCAGCCACCTGAAGCCCGGGATGCCCGAGCTGAAGTTCATCAACTGGGGCATGAGCTTCCTGGCCACCCGGATCATGGTGTCCTGCAAGACCACCGTTGCCGTGAGCAAGGCGGCCGATCAAGACATCAAGGACCAGCTCCTGAAGCACGAGCAGGGTGGCTTCTCTCTGGTCGAGCTGTCCGAAAGCCTCGGCCGGTCGGTCAACGACATCATCTCGGTCCTCCAGCTCCCTGACCTGTCGCCGCAGTTTTTCCAGGTGATGCAGGCGGTCATGGAGATGTTTGACAAGAGGGTTGGCCTGACCGAACTGGTGTACGGCATGACCAGAAACCAGTTCAGAAGTGCAGCAGAGGCGCAGGTCAAGTCTGAACAGATAAGCGTAAGACCTGACGACATGGCAAACGTCCTGGAAGATGCCATGAGTACACTCGCCAGGAAAGAAGCCCTGGCTGCCCGGTGGCTCTTGGAAGGGAAGGACGTCGTCCCCGTACTCGGCCCGCTTGGAGCAGAGGTGTGGGACTCTGCCGTCCGGACCCTTGACGTTGACTCGTCTGCCAGGGAGTTCGAGTACAGGATCGAAGCTGGATCTGCCAGGAAGCCGAACAAAGCTGGCAAGGTCGAGCAGATGCAGATGGCCATGCAGACCGTTGGGCCGATGGCCCAGCAGCTTGTCAGCATGGGCAACGTCTCGGTCTGGAATGCCCTGCTCACCGACTGGGCCAAGTCGCTCGACATCGACCCCAAGCCATACCTCCTCCCGGAACCGCCGCCGCCGCCTCCCGGTGACCCCAGCCAGCCTACTCCACCTGGCCCAGAGGGTACCTCTCCCCCGGTCGAAGGCGGCGGCGGCCCTCCTCCAGAACAGGGCCCCCCCATGGACCCTGACCAAGTTCCACCGGAGCTGATGCCATGATGATGCCCATCTCGATCGCCCTGGCTGACAAGGACGTCCAGGATCACTACGTCCGCATGATCGAAGACGGGCAGACCCCGGCTTTCGCTGAAATGTGCGCCCTTCAGCAGCCTCCGGGAACCAAAGGCACCGACCGGGCGTTCCAGCAGGGCAGGCTCGACGGCAACTGGCTGGACGACATGCCAGTCCACCAGGCCCAGAGAATCGTCCGGGAGGCCAAGGCCGCTGGCATCGACATCTCGGGCAAGCAGTACGTCTCCGGACTGGCCGACAAGCGTGGCCACATGGATCCGCTTGCTTGGGTCTCGGACACATCCGACGTCAAGAAGGTCGCCCAGGCTCGAAACCTAACTGTGTCCGGCGCTGTCAATCACCAGGGGCATGAACAAGCCCCCAAGAAGAAAGCGCTGAGCAAGAGCCTGGAGAAAAGGCTGGCGAAAGAGGAGATGGCCAAGAACCCCAGGCTTGGCCGCAGGGAAGCCGGTGAAGTGGTAAGGGAAAAGTACCTGCCGTCGTGGAAAAAACGGGCGTGACCATTGCGGGCTAGGGGGGCCATGAACCAGTAGGAGCCCTTCTTTAGCCCGAGGTCACCATGCCCAAGATGGAACGCAACGCCGGGGTCATGCCGGTCAAAATCACCTCGGATGTCTCCACCTCCCAGGTGATCCCCTTCCACGCTTCGGCTGGCGGGATCCTGATCGCTGAGTCTGGCTCCGGGACCGTCCAGTGGTCCTGCCTGGTCGAGCCGGGCGGCACCCCGTTCCCCCTGTACGACGAAGAGGGGAACAGAGCCGAGACCCTCATAACTGAGGGTAACGCCGTTGCCCTCCCTGGGTGCGTCTACTCCGTCTCCTACCTCGTCGGTGAGGGAGCGGACATCGAAGGCTACATCTGTGCGAGCGGCTGATGCCCCACTCCCAAATCACCCTCACCAACAAGAGGAAGAAGGCATCGGGACCACCGAAGCCGCCGCCTGCTGCTGTCACCCACCGAATCCTCCAAGAGGACGGGTTCAAGCTCCTCACCGAAGCCGGTGACCCCCTTCGCAAAGAGCAGAGTACCTGACCATGCCCGACCAGAAAATCTCAGCTCTGTCAGCAGGAACGGTCACCGACTCCACCCTTTTCCCGGTGGTGAACGGGGCCGTCACGCAGCGGGTCACCGCCAAGCAGGTGGCCGACCACATCGGCAAGACTCCCGGCCCCCAAGGACCGGCGGGTGCTGCTGGCCCTGCTGGTGCCGATGGTCCTCCCGGCCCTCCGGGGGCTGCCGGTCTTCCCGGTGACCCCGGCCCGCCGCACATCGTCTCCGCAGTCCAGCCTCCTCCAGCCACCGAAGTCGGTGCCCTGTGGATCGACCCGACTGCCACCGGAACCGGCGGCGGTGGTGGCGGCGGCACGGTGTTCGAGCAAGTCACCGAGCCGACCACCGCCAACACCGGGGACCTGTGGCTCTACCCAGCCGCCAAGACCACCGACCCAGTGGATGAGGCTGCACCAGCAACAGCACCAGCCACCGTCACCGAGATCGAGACCCAGGTCCTGAAGATCATGCAGGCCAACCCCGGCATGACCGAGCCGCAGATTCGGGCCATCGTCAGGTCCATGATGGTCGGCAATGCCACTGTTCCAGAGGACTTCCCCTGGACCGTGATGCCGTTCATTGCGGGCACTGGACTCATCGAAGCCTGCATGACCAACGGTGTCATCAGGATCAGAGGCGAGCTTGTCTACACCTACTCGTCAGGCGGGACCTACTCCAACGTCCGGTCCCTGCCTGCCCGGCTCCCCAAGCCGCTTGTCGCTGCCAGGGCTGTAGTCACCGGCAAGGAGAACGGGGTGACCCACCGATTCATCTCCGTCATGCTCGACACTGACGGGATCCTGAAGGTCTGCGCCACAGGTGGAAAGTTCACTCACTGTGACTTCAACGGCTTCTCGGCCTTCGCCTACTGAGGATCAGCATGCCCGCCGAAACCAAAGCTCTTGCTGTCTACTCCGGTGGCCGATGGGTCGCCGCTGCCGGTGGTGCTGGCGGCACCGTGGACCTGTCGGGCCTGGTCACCAAGCCCGAGTTCGTGGATGCAGTCCAGGACCTCAACGCCCAGCTCGCCAACCGCTACACCCGCGACCAAGTCGATGACCTGTTCGCCGCCCTGCCGCCGCAGGTGCCGCCAGCCATCGAGCTGCACGACGAAGCTGCCCCGGACTTCGGTCCCGGCCTGACTCCAGCCGGTGCGGTCGCTGCCGTCTCCCCCTACGAAGACGGCCTGCACTGGTTCACGACCAGTTCCGTCCTGCTCTTGGTCAGTCGCAAGCCTCTTCCCAACGGCGAGGAGCTAAGGCTCCAGTCATTCTCACCAGCCGCCACTGCTGTCGGTCGTCTCAGCAACTTCGTTCCTCCCCCTGGGTCAGTTGGCACCCCGCCGTCCTGGTTCGTTCGCCAGGAGGGCCAGGTGTTCTTCCGGCTGGAGGCTGCACTCCCCGACGACCAGTTTGTGCCGGTCGGCCGAGGGGATGTCCTGGAGTCGGTCACCCAGCAGCAACTCACCGACGCCATCGCCAACGTGCAGGTAGGGACGCTCACCCAGGAGCAAGTCCAAGCCATCGTTGAGGCTGTGGTTGCCAACGGGTTTGACCTGAGCGACTACTACGACAAGACCGAGGTCGATGCCATTGCCAAGCTGGCGACCGACCAAGCCGCGATCTGGGACCAGGAACTCAGGGACCAGACTTTTGGCGAACTCCAGCTTGTTCTCACCTCCATCGGCAACTCGCTGGCTCTAAAAGGCGACAAGACCGCCCTCGATGCTGCCGTTGCCGACATCGCCGCCCTGGCCTCACAGCAGCAGACGTTCCTTACCCAGTCCGACATCGACCAGACCAATCAACTCCTTCAAGGGCTGGCAACGGCGACGCAGGATTGCCTGTCCGGGCTGGAGACGAAGGCCGACAAAACCACCGTCTCGTCGCTCGGCACGACGCTGATGAACTCCATCATGGAGGTGAAGGATTCCTCCGACGCCGCGATCGGCTTGAAAGCGGACAAGTCGGATACCTACACGAAGGTGGAGTCGGACGGGAAATACCTCCTGCAAACGGACCTCACGGGGACGAACGTGGTGGCGGCGCTGGTCGGGCAAGACCTCTACGTTGATTCGCTGCATCTTGGGCAAACGGCGATCAATTTCGGTGACGAGTCCGCAATTGCATCGGGCGGCGGGCGACTTCTCTACGCCGCAGATGTTGGCGATCCGTCGAAGCTGGAGACGGTCGCCTTCTCTTCCGATCTCGCTGGCTACGCGCCGCTCTCGACGACGACGCTCATCACGACTCAGTTGCAAGCCGTCTTCGATTCGATCTACACCCGAGCCGAGTCGGATGACAGGTACGCCAAGAAGCAGGACAACACCCAGGCGATCCTGGCCAAGACCTTGGTGGCTCAGGCGGTCGGGTTTGGTGACACAGCACTTCCCCCTGCCGCCCTGACCTACACGGATACGGGTGAGGGCTTTGGTCCTCGGCTGGTGTTCGCCGTTGGCATGGTGAATGACTACGTCGCCCTGAGGTCAGACTTCGAGCCAATCGCGGCTCGGGTCCAGGCCATGGAAGACCGAGCCGTTGCTCCCACTACCTTTGACCCCAACCTGTACTGGCGGAAAGACATCTGTGACGCCCGGTACATGCTCAAGGGTGACGGCATGTCGAAGGTTGACTTCGACAACCAGATGGCCCTGTCCCTGTACTCCCGGTCCCAGATCGACGCCAAGCTCGTTGCCATCAGTCCGGTCGGTGCTGCCACGATCAACGACCCGGCACTCGCTGACTTCAAGAAGTCGGTCTTGGACGAGGTCAAGAAGATGCTGGCTGGTGGTACGAAGATGCCGCCGCCCGACATCGACTGGACATGGATGATTCGTATGGATGGCTCACGGGAGTCTGTCTCTACCGAGATTCAGGCGAGGATGATTGGTGGTTTCATCGAACTCAAGGGCACCCTGTCATTCGGTGCTGGTAGCGGCTCGTGGGTGCCGCTGCGACTTCCCCCGCAGTTCCCGCTGGCAGAGATCGACGCGAACTACCCGCTGGCGATGCGGCTCGTCGGGTCTGCGGTGACCTACGGGTTCTGCTCAGTGAGCAGCAAGAGCCGAGACGTCTCCTGTAGTCCCGGAGCGAGGTCGAACGAAGCAAACTTCTCGGGCATCCGCTTCAAGGCCGACTACTAGCCCATGCACACCAAAATCGGCAAATAACCATGGCACAGGCACATTTCTGGGACGGAACTCAGTGGGTCCCCATCTCCGGAGGTGGAGGTGGTGGTACGGGACCGCAAGGCCCACAGGGAGTCCCTGGGCAGAACGGAGAGTCGGTCACCGTCTACGGACCACAGGCCGATCAGCCAGTCGGACCCCGAAAGGGAGACATCTGGTTCTCGACCACCACCACCAAGGTAACGCCGGACATAGGGACCGTGACCATCAAGCAACCAGAACAACCCATTGGGATCTCCATTGGGACACCAGAACCAACCACCGTCACCTCCATTGGGACTGGCGGTGGAACCAGCATTGGGGGAATCACTCCTCCATCTACCGGGATCGACATCATCAACATCAACCCTCAGGGCTAAGACCATGGCTGCTCAAGACGTTCGGGTTTGGGACGGTACTCAGTGGATCTCCATCGTGGGCCCCGCTGGTGCTGACGGAGCCAAGGGTGACCAGGGGAACCCCGGTGCCGATGGCGCAAAGGGGGACAAGGGCGACACGGGTGCTGACGGTGCTGACGGAGCGGACGGGCAGTCTGCAACCGTGGGTGTCGGCACGGTGTCCACGGTCAACCCCGGCGACCCGGCTCAGGTGGTGAACGTCGGCACCGGCCTGAACGCCGTGCTGAACTTCTCCATTCCCAAGGGGGAGAAGGGTGATGTCGGCGCGGCTGCTGTGATCAAGGGCACGACCACGACCTGGCCCCCCACGGCAACCCCGGCCCTCAACGACCTCTACATCATCGGGACCCCGGTTCCGCCCGGTGCCCCGGCTGGCTCCAAGCCCGGCGATGGGGTGCTGTACGACGGGGCTTCGTGGGTGAACGTCGGCCCGATCCAAGGACCGGAAGGCCCCCAGGGTCAGCCCGGCACGGCAGCCACCATCGCCGTGGGGACCGTGACCGAAGGCCCGGTGGCGGTCACCAACTCGGGGACGGCCACTGCTGCCATCCTGAACTTCACCGTCCCGAAGGGGGCCGATGGAGCCAAGGGTGATCCCGGTGCCGATGGTGCCAACGGTGCTGACGGAGCTGACGGCGTCGATGGCGAGAACGCCCAGTGCTTCGTTCAGTCGGCCACCCCCATCCTTCCCAGGACGGGTGCTATCTGGATCGTCACGAACTGACCTCCAAGACACGGGCAGGGGAGTGAGCCTAGAGCTGCTCCCCTGCCTTGTTGTCCCACCCCGAACACCAACCCCTCATCGGTGACCAATGGCACAGGGCGAAATCATCGACGTTCGCGTATTCGACGGCACCAAGTGGGAGTCTCTGATCGGACCCCAGGGCGAGGCCGGACCCCAGGACTACAGCGTTGACTGCGGGAACCTGATCACCCTTGGCTCAGACGGCTTGGTGTACCTCGCGAATGTCCCGGTCAGAGTCCAAACCCAAGACGACCCCCCGGTGGACAACTCGACGTATTCGGGCACGGCATGCGGCGACGAAAACGCTGTGTTCTACACCCGTCCCTACCAGGTCGTCTGGGGGAAGAGCCACTCCCCGCCAAGCGCACCATACCTGCATGCCGAACATTTCGTGCTGGGCCAGCGAAAGCATGACTCCTCTCCAAGCTCGAAGCTCTACGAAAGCCAGCTAGACCTGATCGGTGGTCCTTCAAACAGCACGACTGCAATCCTGCTCAACGCGGACGGGAAAGGCCTGATTGCTGGAGCCGCGATCGAGTTTGGGCCGAGCAATCTGCTCTCGTTCCGGCTGAACGTGAACGAAACCGACCTGACGCAGCCCCCTCCCCAGATGACCCTCGACGGAGCAGGCAACCTGAATGTGCCTGGGGCAACGGTCGGTGACCTCAGCGCCGGTCAGTCCTCCTCCGTCGAGGCAGCAGAAGACTTTGTCGTTGGGTACCGGGGGATGCTGTGTCACGGGGTGGCGAACCTGGACGGACGCCTGGCTGTTCTCAACGTCACGAACCAAGCCGGTCAGTTCAACCTCGCCTCCAAAGACTTCAACACCGGCAACACCACCTGCTCCTACCGCATCCAGGCTCAGGCCACCGGTACGTTCAGGATCTTTGACGTCACGGCCAACGCTAACCGGATGTCCTGGGCGGCGAACGGAGACATGACTGTCCCTGGGAACACTGCCTTTCAGGGGGCGGCGAACACCTTCCGTCAAGCCTCGATCAACTCTGAGGCCCTCGGGCCGATGCAGTTCGTTCCAGTCTCGGACGGAGCAAGGCCACTCGCCGCCACCGACATCGGCAAGGTGATCCTGCTCTCTGGTGCCAACCGGGTTGACATCAACCTGTCCACCAATGCGGCGATCCCTGTTGGGTCCGTGGTCGAGATCCTCAACACCGCCACCGGGACCGCAGGCATCACCAGCGACTCCAGCACGTTCCTGTTCTACAACGTCCGCAACACCTACTTCGGCGGGGCGAATGCCGATGTGGAGTTCTCCGGGCGGTACACCACCGTTCGTCTCATCAAGACTGCGTCCAACACCTGGATCGCCATCGGTGACCTCGCCAACCCCAACAAGTGAGAACCATGGAACCCGAAGACAAGGCTCTCCCTCAGGCGGCCGTGGACGAACACTTTGCCATCAACTCCTTCATGGAGCAGGTGGTGAGAGAGATCGAGCAGGTCCAGGCCGAGAGGGACGCCGCCTACCAGAAGGCAATGCAGCCGCTCCCCGAGGACGATGAATGACCACCCCTATCCGGCTTGCCGGTGCAAAAATCCGTGGAGCCATAACCCGGTCGCCAGACACGGGGTACTTCTCCATTGCATACGGGAACGGCCGGTTCGTGGCTGTCGGGCACCAGCTCGGGGCTGCTTCGGGATCAGATGCCGGGGACGGGCCTGCTGTCACTGCTCCGGGGGCAAGCGTCTCCTCTGACGGAGGCTACACCTGGCGTGACGTCAAGCTCCCGTTCTTCGGCCAGAAGCAAATCTACGACCGCATCAGCTACCGGCCCGGCTTCTGGGCATGCTCATCCAAGTGGTTGAGGTCGGGGGTCAACCAGCACTACAAGCTGCTGGCTCAAGACACCCCCAACCTTGACTTCTGGAACCCACTCTTCGTCAAGCCATCTCTGGGCACAACCGTCAATGCCTGGGCGATCCTCGGCCTGGATGCCAGTCCCGATGGGTGGATGTACGCAGGCATTGCTCCGGGCCCCAGTGCTGGCAGTTCATACACGACCAACTGCACGACCTTTGATGCCAGGACAGACGCCAGCTACCCAGCAATAACAAGCACGGTCTGGACCGGCAGAAGGTTCCTCCTGTTCAGCCAGTGGAACACCGTCGCCACTCAGCCTGGGAACATCGCTGCCGCCTACACCCTCCCCCGCGCCGTCCCATGGGGAGCGAACACTGCCAGTGCTGGATGGGTCTACGACTCTGCCAGCGATGGGACCAACGTCTTGTGTTCCACGACAGACCAGAGGACCGCAGTTGGTCAAGCCGTTCCTCCAGGCAAGCAGATGTGGCTCACGAAGGATGACGGTGTGTCGTGGCTCAATTACGGGAAGCTGCCGGGTGTCGAGTCAATCGAGTCGATCTGCTACACGCCGAGGCTCGATCTTTGGTGTGCGTTGGGGTTCGACAGGAGCAACTTCAGCTCTGTCTGCTTCATCGGCAAGCCGGGCATGGAAGGCGGAGACTTCTCGGCATCCGGTGGAGTGAACAAGTGGATGGAGAGGAAGCTCCCAACAGCGGTGTGGAAGGCAGTCGCAAGTGACGGCGAGTCCTTTGTGGCGGTCTCCCAGGATGGGTACAGGATGGTGATCGACCTGAGTCAGCAAGAGCTGAATGCACTCGGCGTGAACAAGAAAGCGTAAGCCCACAGATGACCACCTTCGCCAAGATCCAAGTCCGTCGTGACACTGCCAACAACTTCCTGGCCAAGAACCCAACCCTGGACTCGGGGGAGTGGGGCTACGAGGAAGACACCGGCAAGACCAAGATCGGTGACGCCAAGACCTCGTGGGTGAACCTGCCCTACCAGGGTCTTCGCGGCCCCGTTGGCCCTCAAGGAATCCAGGGGGTGCAAGGTCTTCAGGGTCAGGCTGGTGCTGCCGGTCCCGCCGGTCCCCAGGGGCTGAAGGGAGATCAGGGCGAGCGTGGCCTGCCAGGCTCCATTGGCCCCCAGGGAAACGTCGGCCCCCAGGGCGAGGCCGGGCCCGCTGGCCCTCAGGGACCGCAGGGAATCCAAGGCGAGCCCGGCCCGAAGGGAGACGAAGGCCCGCAGGGTCCCCAAGGGAACTCCCTCACCCTCGAAGGTACGGTCACTACTTGGCCCCCTTCGGCAACCCCAGACATCGGTGACCTCTACCTGCTCGTCACTCCCATCCCGCTCGGGGCCGTTGCTGGTCAGCCGGGCGATGGGGTGATGTGGACAGGCACCAACTGGATCAACGTCGGTCCCATTCGCGGCCCCCAAGGGGAACGTGGAATCCAGGGACCGTCTGGTTCCATCGGCTCTCAGGGGCCCCAGGGACCACAGGGCCCGAAGGGTGATGTCGGCCCCCAAGGGATCCAGGGAATCGAGGGTCAGCAGGGACCGGCTGGCAGTGCTGGACCGCAGGGCTCAGTCGGACCCCAAGGCCCCAAGGGAGACCAGGGTGAACCCGGCGTCCAAGGGATCCAAGGACTGAAGGGGGACGCCGGACCCGCTGGCCCGGCTGGTCCCGCCAACGTCTTGACCATCGGCATCGTCACCTCGGGCGACACGGCTTCAGCCACGATCACCGGCACTCCCCCCAACCAAGTGCTGAACCTCGTCCTGCCGTGCTGCGGGAACGGCCTGTACTGGGCCACCGAGCCGCTTCTTTCGACCAACCACCCAGAAGGAACTCAGGTCACGCTTGAAGCCAGGGCTTTCTCGACCGATGGTCCCGTGACCTACACCTGGCAGAGAAGGGACTCGATCGGCGGGGTGTGGATCGACGCCGGGTCGGGCCAGCCTCTCGGTGCCGTTCAGGGACTTCCGGCTGGGACTTCCCTCCTGATCTTCGCCAGGGTGATCAACAACGCAGTCCGGTATCGGTGCGTGGCCAGGACGGTCAACAACGGCCCGATCTACAGCCGCGAAGGTGGAGCTGTCTCCGCTGGTGCCGGGCCCGTGATTCCCTGAGGAGTGAAGGATGTACACGGCCCTTGATGCCATCGAGTACCTGATGTCCAGCACCGGAGGTGGTGCCCAGGACCAGGAGCATCGTCTGCTCAGGCAGTCCTTGTTCCACGGGTATCGGGATCTGGTCACGGCTCGGGACTCATGGAAGTGGTACCACACCACGGACAAGTTCAACCTTGGCGGCCAGAACTCCATCGTCACCTACCTGCTCCCGTGGGGCGTGAACTCGGTGGACTCGCTGGTCCTCCCGCTCACCAACGTCTCGGTGGCCTACGTCACCCCGGTTGAGTGGGACCGCCTGCTGAACTCCCAGTGGCGGAACCTGGCCCGGATCGTCTGGACCATCCTGCCCTCCAAGACGGCCCCCGACAGGTTCGAGGTCCGGGTCTTCAACGGGTTCGCCGTGGATGACTTCGTGACCATCACCTACCGCCGCAGGCCCAAGGACCTCAGGTTCACCGGATGGGAGCCCCAGGCCCGCGCCGGGACCATCCAGTGGGACGGCAGCATCATTCAGGGGACGGGAACCACCTTCACGAACCTCATGCAGGGGTCCGTGGTCCGGGTGAGTGCTGACCCCAAGAAGCACCCCGAGTCTCTTCAGGGGATGAACGCCTATTCGGACGAGGCCCTGATCCAGAAGGTGGACGACCAAGACACGATCCATGTCTGGTCACCAGCCGGGCAGCTCCAGTACCCGGCCGGAACCAAGTACATCATCACTGACTACCTGGACATCTCACCCCAGATGTACACGGCGTTGCTCTCAGGGGCCGAAGTCTGGCTGGCCCGGCTCTCCGGGAAGAACCTGGAGGGTGCCATGGGGGTCTACGGGCGAGACCTTCGGATGGCATTCGAGGGCGACGTCATGGCCCCGATCTCTGGCCAGCGTCAGTCCCTGCCTTTCGGTTACTACTCGTTCTGGTATCTCCGGGCTGGCCCTGACGAAGGGGTGACCGATGGAGTGAAGCCTCCTGTCACGAACGACAACCTCGATGGTGGCAACGCAGCCGGGACTGGGCCAGGTGTCGTGGACGGCGGGGGTGCCTGATGAGAATCAACAAGTGGCTGGGGTACATCCAGGCAGCCTCACCCTACGGGCTCCCTGCCGGTGCGGCCACGGTCCAGACCAACTGCATGTCCTTGATCCCCGGCCAGCTCACGGTACGGGGAGGCAGCCGGTCTGTGGTAACAACGGCGACACGAATGCTCGAACTCTGGGGTTTGACCACCGGAGCGGGCCAGCCGCAGTTCGTTCTCGGGCAGACCGACCAAGGTGACATCGTCCAGTTCGCCGTCGATTCCGGCCTTGCAGAGAGTCTCCTCGTAAAAGGGGCCTTCTCGCCCGACCACCCCGTCAGCTTCTCCCAGGGCCGAAGGGGAGAGGTGTACCTGTACCAGGGGTACGGGAAGCGGGGCATGGTCCGAGGCACAGACGGGAAGATGAGGATGGTGGGCATGGAAGCCCCCACCTCCAAGCCCGAGATCGAGGTGGACAAGACCGCCAGCTTCTACGTCGCCCGAGTGGACATCACCGACGCCGGGAACGGGTACCACTTGCCGCCCAAGGTCTACATCGGCCCGCCATCGTCCGTCGCCCCCATCAACCCCCTGCTCCCCGACGCCCCGGTCACCCCGCCACCGATCGGGTCTGGCAGGCAAGCCACCGCCATTTGCCGGATCGCCTCTGCACAGGTCTCCGAGGTAGAGATCACCGATGGTGGGACTGGCTACACCACCACCCCGTGCGTCCAGTTCACCGATCAGCCCGGCCTTGCTGTCACCGGCCAGGGTGCGGCTGCTGTCCTGGAGCTGAAGGACGGCTGTGCCAAGGGTGACCCCAGCACCGGAATCGTGTTCTGGGAGCTGTTCGAGTTCCCCAACTTCTTCTGGGTCTGCTGGCAGGAGTACATCCGGCAAGGGAACGGGTTCATCGTCGAGGCCACAGGCGGATCCGGCCGAGGGGCCAAGGCTTTCATCACCTTCCCGTCTTCGTTCTGGAACCGGGTGCAGTGCCCGACCGGAGATGGCCAGGACCTGAAAGACCTCGACATCCAAGTACAGGTCTACGACTTCGGCTCGGGGTACAAGCCAGGAGACGAAGTCACGGCAACCATGCACGTTGCCTCCCTCTACCAGTCAGGCACTGGGTTCAACGGGCCGGTGTGCAGCACGACAGCCCGGTGCCAACTCAAGGCAAGAGGGTACTGCCAGGACGACCCCCGATGCCCAGACCGGCTCACGGTCATCAACGCCAGCACCTACCGGCAGCGAGCCCTGAAGACCACTTTGACCAAGCCGGGCTCTGGCTACCTCACTCCACCGACGTTCGTGACCGAAGACGGAGACACGATCACAACCGAGGTGAACTGCAAGGGAGAGATCACCAAGCTCAACATCCCCAACCCGAACAAGACCTACCTGTTCCCTCCGACTCTCCTGGACACCACCGGGGATGTCGGCAAGGCTCGGGGTCTGGCCATCATGCGGGCCACCCTCCGAGGCAAGTACCAGTGCTACTACCGCTTCGTGAATGACTCGGTCCCAGCCTCTGCTGGCGGGCCGATCTACTCCTCGCTGTCCCCGGTGAACGAGGTGGACTGTGGCGACCAGGCAGCCAAGCTCACATGGCTGCCGATCCCCATCCCCAGCGGTGCGACTGCGGTGGAACTCTGGCGGTCCACAAGCAACCAGGCGACCACTCTGTTCCGCGTTGCCACCCTCCGGTCACCGACGAAGTTTGAGGACAAGCTCTCGGACTACGACCTGACCAATGCTGACAGGGAGGGGTTCCTTGGACTTCCCATTTTGCTTGGCAACGGAGCCCTCAACGCGAACAGATACGGCGTGGCTAGCTCTGACTTTTCTGTTGGCGTTGTGTTTCAAGATCGGACGGTTCTCGGGGTGGACACCACCGGACATCGGCCCAATACGCTCCTCTACTCCGAAGCCGATGAGCCTGAGTCCGTCCCCGAGACCAACGAGCTTGTTCTACAGACGAACGTCAGAGACACGGACTACATCACGGCTCTCATCCCCTACGCCGGGGCTCTCGTGGTTGGACAGTCCCGACACTGCCACCGGCTCACCTGGGTCAACGACCCCTCCCTCGACGCAACCGTCTCCCTTGTGGCCTACCGGGGAGTGATCAGCCAGAGGTGCTGGGACATCTACCAGGGCACCCTGTTCATCCTCGACGACATGGGGCTCTACTCGCTCGACCAGCAGGGGCAGGTGGAGCATCTCAGCCCGCAGCTCGACACCATGTTCCGGGTGAACTCGGACGCCAGCCTTCAGACGATCGACTTCTCCAAAAAGGAGTGGTTCTTCATCCGGGCCGACCGCAACCTCGGGGTGATCCGGGTGTTCGTGTCGTTCGACGGTGACGCCGGGAAGTACCCGACCAGACAGATCGTCTACGACCCTGACACCAAGAGCTTCTGGATGGAGAACTATCCCAAGGTGTTCTCCTCTGGGTGTGAGGTAAGGGACGCGACCGGGAGTCTGGTCTCCTACTTGGGCTCTGACTCGGGGCTTCACCAGCTTGGCGTGGGGCTCACCGACGACGGGGCCTCGGTTTCGTGGAGATGGAAGTCCGGGAACGCCGCCTTCGTCACAGACGAGACGGCCAAAAACGGCGGGCAGCAGATGTCTCGAACCGCATCGGTGGTCTACAAGCCGACCGAGGAATCCTGCCTGCTGAACCTCCAGGTCTTCTACAACGGCTCAGACCAGCCCCGGAAGGCAGTGGCACGACGAGACCGAGGGGTTGGGTTTGTCCACTCCGACGAGGCCCCGGACGCTTTCGTGGACATGATCGCCATGCCCCACGAGGACGCCCCCACCAACGGCATTGCCCGAGCCCTGTTTGCAGGCAGGACGATCGCGGACTTCTCTGGGAACGACACCCACATTGCCATCGGGCTTCACGGGGAGCAGACAGAGGCGGGCCCGGTGGTGGTCCACCAGATCGACCTCCAGGGAGTGGAAGATGCCTGATCCTCGTCCGGCCCAGCAGATCGGGGAGCTGCTCACCCAGTCCGGCGTCCCCAGCAACCACTCCCTCGACATCGCCCAGAGACTGCTCACCCTGGCCGACTCCAGTCAGGTGCAGGCAGACTCCAGCTCTCGGGAGATCACCGCAAGCCAAGCCCGATCATCCAGCTTCAAGAACAGGTTCCGTTCCAAGGAGCAGACCGCCATTGACGGCGAGGACGGCCGGAACGGCAAGGACGGCCTGCGGGGCTACAACGGCACCGGCGTGGACGGGAAGGACGGGGAGTCTGGCCAAGACGGCGAGACGGGACAGGCTGGCCGAGACGGCGAAGTGGACCTCACCGGCCTGACCGGGATCATCTACGGACTTCTCCCCGGCCTGCTGGACAAGATCCTGAACTGCCAGTGGTTCAGGAAGAAGGCCCGAGAGTGCCTGCCCGACATCTCCACCCCGCCTTCCCTGCCGTGCAAGCCAGCCATCAAGGGCGACTTGGTCTGCTGCTCTGGCAACGGGAGAGCCACCAACCGATCGGTCTGTGCCCAGATCAACGAAATCAGCATCGAGCTGGAGAGGATCAAGGAGCGGCTGGACCGATGCTGCGGGGAAGGCGGCGGGGATCTCGTCCGGTGGGTGTGCCAGCCTGACGGGAAGTGCGAACTCCGAGTGGTCGCCAACGAGAACCAGGGGTACCCGACCGAGCAGGAGTGCCAGATTGCCTGCGTTGCTCCACCCCGAGGCGGGCCCGGCACCGAACTCAAAAAGCTCCTCGCCGCCATGGGGTACGTCGCCACCGAGAACTGCCCCTGCAACGCCAGGGCCAGGGAGATGGACGAGAAAGGAGTCCAATGGGTGAGGGATAACACGGAGACAGTGATTGGTTGGCTAGAGGAGCAAGCCAAGGAGAGAAGCTCGTGGCTGTTTACACGAGCCGGGGCTGCCGCGCTGATTGAAACTGCATGCCTGCTGGCTGGCGGGGATGACCAATCAGCGGCAGGGGGGCCATGAACCATTAGGAGGACCACCTGATGGGCATGGCAAGAACCTGGAGTGACGAAGAGAATCAGGGCAGATTCCCTGAGTCTTTGCCTGGTCAGCGACCAAAGCCCGCTCGGCCTCAGCTTCGGCAGCCCGCCTTCGGGTTTACCGGCCACGGACCCATGGGCCCAGTCGCCCAGGCCCCTGGGTTTATGGGGCATCCCTCCCGGTCGCACTACCACGCATCTCAGGTGCAGGAGTCACGGAGCGAGATTGCCGGGATTCAGGGGCAGAACCTTGCCAAAGCCCGGGCTGTTCCGGGGATGTTTGCCCAGTTCTCCAAGCCGGAAACGCTCCCGCCCTCTATTCCGCCGGTAGCCCTCCAGCCCGCGATTGCTTCAGGGGCGATCCACCCTATGGCGGCTTTCAACAACCCGCCGCCAACCAAGCCAGCCAAGCAGGCGGCGGGGGACGGAGCCCATCAGCAGCCCGAGGGGCAGCAAGAACAGCAGGCCCAACAGCAGCAGCAGAAGCAGTTCGTTCACCCTGGCGTTGCCATGCAGCAGCAGGGCCTTCAGTCCTACAACGACGCCATCTCGGCCACGAACAAGGCCTGGGAGCGGGAGATGGACTCCCGAGTCGCCCAGGCCAACGATCAGGCTGACCGAGAGCATGAAGCCAACATCGCCAGGATGGCTCTTCAGTCCAAGCAGGAAGAGCAACGTGCTGGTATGGCAATGGCACAGCAGGCCGCCCAGCAAAAGAACCAAAGGAACTCCATGCTGATGAAGGCCGCCGGTCTTGGCGGAACCACCATCGTCAACGGCCGGAAGTCAGAAGGCTTTTCTCCATTTCGCCAAGCACTCCTCGGGTGACCCATGCCGACTTTCTACGGCGGCGGCCCCGGCCCCGCACCAAAGCCCCAGCCGAAACAGCAGATGCCGAGCCCCACGGGGTTCAACTCGCAGTTCCCCGCAAACGGCCAAGCGGTGAACAAGAGCAGCCTTCTCCAAGGGCTGAGGCATGACTCGAATACCAAGCCAAACACAGGAACCGCAACTGGAGACCGGGCCGTCACTGACTTCGCCAAGAGCCAGTTGATGCAGAACCAAGCCACGGCCGGTCGAGCTGCCGACACGACCAACGCTCAATGGCAGGCTCAGCAGCAGCAGCAACGGGAGCAGCTCACCCAGCAAGGCCGGGCGGCCAGGCTCCAGCGATACCAGCAGATGACCGGCCAGGCAGTTGACCAAATGAACCTGGCGAACCAGCTCGCCCGCCAGCAGCTTGACATGCGGACCCAATGGAGGACCGGCCTGATCGGTCTGCTGCAATGATCGGTGCAGAGCCCGGGTTCCGTCCCATGCAGGCGGCTCCCAAGAAAAACCCGATGGCCGACCTCTCGGGTCTTCGGCAGCCCAGAAAGATCGCTGACTCGACCACCGAGGACGCCGCCAACAACGCCGTGGCCTCTGGGTTCCAGCAGGGGTACAGCCGACCCGGGCAGCTTGCCAAGGCCGGGTTCTCGGCTGGAGCCCAGCAGCGCATGGTGGCTGGCCAGCAGCAAGCGGCCGGTCAGGCTCAGGGCGCCCAGCAGGCCGCAGGGATTCGCTCTCAGGACCAGGCGTTCAATTCCCAGCAAGACGCCGCCTACCAGGCCCTCTTGGGGGCCCGGCTCAACTCGAACTACGAACTTCAGAGCGGCCTGAACTCAGCGAATTGGCAGAAGCAGTTTTCCCAGCAGTCCAACCGGCTCGGCATGAACATGGCCAGGCAGCAAGCCTGGCAGCAAATCCGACTCGCACTCCTATCCCAGATGGAATGACCCATGTCCCACCACGTTGTTGGACTCGACATCGAAGACATGACGCCGAAGCAGTTGCGGATGGCCCTTCGCCATGCCGCGAACATGTCGAGCATGAGCCACCGTCGAAAGAAAGACAGCAAGGACGACGAGGGTGACGACGCCGAGAAGGACAACGACGAACTCGTGGACCTGCACGAAGAGAAGAAGGGCGACAGCAAGCCGCCCAAGGTCACCGAGGACGACCTCCCGAAAGCAGTGGCCAGCCAGCTCAAGGGCAAGAAGAACGGAAAGGGTGATGCCTGATGGCCAATCCAAGCAAGGCCCTTGGCAACTTCTCGATCAGCAAGGCCCTCCCTCCTGTCAGCCTGAGGGATTTGGGCGTTGACGCAATCCAGAAGGGCGGGCTCGAAGTCGGCCAGGAAGAGGCCATGATTCAAGCACTCATCCAGGGAGGGGTCCCGGAAGAGCAGGCCCGGAGTCTGGACGCATCGACTCTTCGCGGCCTCATGGACCAGCTTCAGCAGGTCATGGGCAGGAACGCCAGTCCGAATGCCACCGGCCCCATGAGCGGGCTGAGCGTTGGCAGGAATCCTGGGTTCAACCTGAACAACTTGATTCAAGGCGAAGACGGCCGGTCCAGCGTCAAGTACGGCCAGATGCCCTTCGTGACCAAGCCCGACTCGCAGATCCGGCAGTACCCGTCAGGGAGGACGGCGATCCAGGAGTTTCTCGACGCCGCCCTTATGCGGGAAAGTCGGTGGAGCGACGGGAACCGCCCCGCCGAGTTCAACATCTCCAAGGGGCAGCGGCAGTTCTCCAAGGCAGCCGACACTTCGGGGCGGCCGACGACAGCCCTGTTCATGAACGCCCTGTTCGATCAGTCGGTCGGGCTTCGTCAGGAGTTGATCAAGTGGTGGAGCGAGACCCCGAATGACTCGCCGGTCAAGCAGGAGATCATCCAGCGACTTGCCGACGAGAACCCGGTGCAGACATCCCGAGACCGGAGTGGCGACGTTCTGTCCACTCCCATGCACTCAAGCGTCCAAGAGATCCTTGGTGCCCTTCAGGGAAGGATGACTGCCCAGCGGGGCAATGCCATTGCCGAGATCGCCCAGCAAGAAGGGAACGCTCCCGGCATCGACCGGGACTTTGCCACTGCTGTGTACCGAAGCGCTGAGGATGGCGGCGGATTCGACACTGCTGGGTATGAGCCCGACATGGAGGGCGTCGATGATCGGCTCGATGCCCACGCCGCCGGGGATGTTGGAGAGATCAGCTACCAAAAGGTCATGGACGACATGGCAAGGTCTGAGGGCCTGGCCACAGGGCAAGAGCCGATGAGCGACCTGGGGGTGGAAGGAGACAACCCCAACTGGACTGGAAAATCCCCAGGAAGCGTAGTCACCAAAAGCGACTACCAAGCACCCCTTGTTGGTGTTGACACGAAGAAGTTCAGCCGACCGGACCTCGCCTCTCGCCGTTGGAGAGATCCGCAGAAGGTGAACGTCGTCGTGCCGAAGACGATTCGCCGGGAAATCACCCCAGAGATTTCGGCTGCCTTCTACCGGCAGTCCCTGGAGCAAGCTGTTCGTGCGGCCAAGCCCGAGCTGACGGGAATGGACTTCGCCAACATCAGCGACGAGGCCCTGCTGCGGCTTGTCCCTGACTACCAGCCGCCCCGAATGCCATCCACTGGCTCATACGAAATGCCCCGGGTGATGACCCACACCATCATGGGCACGTTCGGGGACAGCGATAAGCCTCGCACGATCCGTGACTTCGTGCCTCGGTCCATGGGCCGTTCGTTGGCCAACGCAGAGCTGGCCCAAAAGGCCCTCAACTCCAGCGTCTCCATGGACACCGTTCGGAGATTCCAAAAGGGCATCGGTGGAACCGACGTCAACGCCGACACCCCGGTGAAAGTTGACGAGGCTGGCAACATCGTCGAGGGCGAGGACCTCTCGGGCGTAGAGGGAACCACGGGGTTCCGGACGACCGGCCGCAAGACGATGATCAGCAAGCTCGACGAGAGCGGAAAGACCGACAGCGAAGGCAAGCCGATGCTGGTCACAGAGCGGGATCGGCACCTGATCTGGAAAGACCCCGCCACCGGGCAGTGGGCGAAGCTGCCCGGCGACATGTACGACGCCGACGTCAACAACCACCTTCCGTCCGGCCTCAGTGCAGAGCCGCCAGCCGAGCTGGGTGGTGCCCCGACCCTCCGGGAGGCGCTCATCGAGCAGGCCCGAGAGCTGGGGGTTAAGCCCATTGCGGTGGAGGATCCCAATGCCCCAGGCGGTTGGAGGTTGTTCAGTCCAGACACGGACATGCCGCCTTCAAGCACTTGGATCGCCCGCCTCAAGAACAAGACCGACGAAGCCGGGGTTGAGACCGACGAGGTGGTGCCCTGGGACGCATCCAAGCACAGGTTCACTGATGCCTTCATCCCCAAGGAAGGCGTGACGCCTGCTGGAATCGTGGGCCCAAACGGCGACGGGCTCAAGTCTTCAGACAAGTTCGAGAACCTGGCCGAGTGGCGGGACCGACAGCCGTTCTACGACCTTGAGAACCCGGTAATCGACACGAACTTCCACTACTACCAGCCGCCCGAAGCTGACTTCAAGGACCTCGACTCCCGGCTCATGACGAGCGGGAACTTCGACCGCAACAGCAGCGGGTTTGACGACACCGCTCAGGCGACGAATCAGATCAACTCTGACTTCACCACCAAGGGCGAAAAGTACAACAGCCTCATCAACCAGATCATTGCGGACCCGTGGGCCACCAAAAGCGTGGAAACCCTGTGGTCGATGATCGGCGGTCACCTCGGGAAAAACCCCCTCAGCCTGAACGAGCCGAAGCTGAAGGCTGCCTTTGGCAACGTGCAGGTCAACGCAAACTGGACGCCAGAGCAAGTCGCCCAGGCGAACATCGACGATCGACTTGAACAGCTTTCTTCGCTGATCGCAGACCGAGCCAGGCATCTGTTCCAAGGTGAGACGGCAAACTCCCGGAGGGCTGCTGTCATGCAGGCTCTCCAGAACACGTTTGATCCGAGCGTTGCCAACCCAGAGCGAAGGCCCGGAGTCTGGGTGGAGCCGTCTGGCACAGACGAAGAAAGCCTTGCCGCAAGACGGCCGATTCCATACCGGGACGCGGCCCCAGCAAACATCATCGGGCAAGAACACCCCAGTCAGCAGCCGCCGAACTCAACGGACTCTCGCACCTTCCTCACCGAAGGCGAGAGGACAGAGCTTGATGCCATGAAGGGGCTGAAGCGAGAGACCGCCATCCCTACATGGGTCGGAAAAGACGGATGGAGAGAGGAGTGGGAGCGCGAGTGGAGCAACCTTCCCGAGTGGGTCAAGGAGCTTCGTCGTTCTGGAAGGCAAGGAGAGATCGAGTCTGGCAAGTCCCACCCCGGCCTGGCAGACATGTACGCCATGCCTGGGTACCCCCAGTCTGCCAAAGACTACGCCGACACCATGCGAGGGTTTTCCTTCCGCAGGCCGATGCAAGAGTTCGGCCCGCAGAATAGGACCGTCATCGACCGTATTCGAGGCTACCTGGAGAACGACAACCAAGCCAAGAACGGTCTGAGGATGCTGACTGACCAAGGGTATGTGCCCATCAACAGCCCAGCGATCTCGGGGGATGTTGGGCCAGCCACGACCAAGGGAGAGATTCCGTCAGTTCCGTCGCCCGGCCCGATGATGAAGCCGGGAAACAAGCCGTTCGGCAACATCCACAGCTCCCAGTGGGGAGCCCTCACTCAGGCCGACTCCATCGAGGATGCCATTGGCCCAACGCCAGAAGGATACTCCAAGCTGCGAAAGGGAGAGGCGGCCGACCGGACTGACTCATCCAACAACACGCTGAACAATCTGTACTTCGCGGACGCCTCGAAGCTGCTCACCCCGGACGACCAGGAGGCCCTCGACATCCTCCTGAGCCTGAAGGACCGCACTCCCGATGACGCCAAGTGGGCCAAGGATGTAATCGAGGAGCTTCGGGAAGAGGCGTCGAATAAAGGCCCGCACCAGAAGACGCACCAGGCAATCCTTGACTTCATTGACGAAGCGCTCAAGGAAGCGGGAATCAAGTGGAGGGATGTCGAAGCCCACTCTGCGGGAGTGGTCAACAAGGCCGATCCTGCGGCCAGCCCGGCCCCGAGCGACCCAGCCGGAACAGACAAGCTCGACAACGCAGCGGCACCGACCGTGAGCCAAACCGCCTACACGGAAGACCCGGCCTGGCCGCACTCGCCCGGCCCCGGTTTCAAGTGGACCCAGGAAGGCATCGAACGAGGGAAGAAGGCTCGCCCCTCAAGGTCAATGACAGTCGAAGAGTGGATGGAAACCCCGGAAGGAGAGAAGTACATCCGAGGAATCAGCAGAGGCAAGACCTGGAGGAGCATGAAATACTGGAAAGAGCGGATGCAGCAGCTCGACTCCATCGACCCCAACCTCTGGTCTTCCATCGACGCTGCCTACATCAAGCACTTCGAGGACGCCATCGCCGCCGTCGAGGCCAAGAGAAATGGAGCTGGAGCCCAGCCGCAAGCCCCGGCTCCTGCCCCAGCCCCAGCCGGGCCGAAGATGATTCCCCGGGATGCCTACATCGCTGCCACTGGGATTCCCGCAGACAAGCTCGACGAGATGGAGAAGGCTGGCCAGATCGAGTCGTTCATCGTGGACGGCCAAGTGATGTACCGGGCTGATGGCAGCAAGCAGCCCCTTCCTCCAAACCCCACTGGATGGGAAGACCCCAACAGGCCCAAGGACCCGGCTCCCGACCCCGCCCCTTCGTCTGACCCGGCACCTTCGCCAGCACCAAGCCCAGCTCCCTCGACGTACCTTCCTCACACCCAGGAGCAGTTTGATGCCGCTTGGGATGCCGTCACCGAATCAGGAAGGACAACTGCGGACGTCATTGTGGCCAAGCTCGGCGTGAACCTCAGCGTGGCCAAGGGCATTCTCGAACGAATGGAGAAAGATGGGGTCGTTTCCCCGTGGGTCGCAAATGAGGGAAGAAAGCTCCTCAAGCCCAAAATCAAAGCGCAGCCTGCACCCCAGCCCGATCCCCAGAACGCAGGCCCCAGTCCTTCCCCAGGACCGGCCAAGACCGTCGAGGAAGAGTCCGGTGATCTGGTTGGGGACGAAGACGCCAACGCTGCCGCTGCCGATGCCCAAAAGATTCAGGGAGAGCAGGCTGCGGACAACGGCAGTGACGTTGACGGCGATGAGGTCGAAGACGGAGATGATGTTGACGTTGACGAAGAAGTCGAGGTTCAGCAGACCGTACCCAAGACGCAGACCAAAAAGGCAGAAAAGCCAACTTGGTCAAGTCGGGCCAGCGATGCTGCCGGTGCGGTCGCTGGAAATCGAGGCAAGATCGCCGCCGTCGTTGCAGGTGGTGCTGGACTGATCGGGGCTTCGTCTCTGCTGAAGCAGGCCGGTGCCCCGCCCAACCCATACGCCACCCCTCCATCCAAGGACGCCGGGCTGGACCCGATCTTCGGAGTGCCGGTTGAAGACGAAGGAACGATCTTCACGCCAGGCTCCGGGTCGGGCGGGTACACCAAGCCGTTCAGTCAGATGTCTCCATCGGAACGCATCCGGTACATTCGATTCGATCCAGACAGAATGACCCCGCAGACCCTTCAGAGGCCAACGTGATGTACGGCACTCCCGGCAGGAGAGAACAAGAGCGACTTGCCCGAGTCCGAGAGGCAGCCAGGGCAAGGGCTTCGAGCTTTGGCCCGGCCATGGGACCACAGCCCGGGGACGGAGACGGTCTGGAAAATCGGCGGGGAGTGGCTGACGGCGTTCCGCAGCAGCAGCTCACCCCCGAGCAGTCCATGAACCGCCACCTGCCCATGTCCAATCAAGAGATGCCGCACGGCCCAAAGGCTGGCAGGATCTGGGACCAGCGTCTTCAGGGTGGGCAGGGCGGGTACGGCATGAGAGCCCCAGACCCGGGCATGGCAGGCCCTCAGATCAAGATCCCCGAGGATGCTGCTGGCCTGCTCGGCCTCGCCAATGATCCGAGGCTCGGGGCGATCGACCTCAACAGCTCCGAGAAGTGGCGGCAGGCAGAGTACGCCGAGAAAGTGGGGCAAGGCGACATCCCCAAGGGGACGAACTACGTCGCTGCCATCGACGGCGGGATGCTCAAGCCACCGATGCAACCTCTCCCCGTTGACAAATCAACGGCAGGCATGAGGGCCGGGAAGGCTCGCATGTTTGGGCTGGATCCCAGTGCCTACGGACCCGAGTCCCAAGCCCAGCTCAATGCTGACATCGCCACCAAAGAAGCCAGGCACCAAGAGCTTTCCGGGAAGTACGACACCATCCATGTCCCCGGCGGCGGGTACAGGTACACGCCCAACCAAGCCATGAGGGAGTCGGTCGAAGCTCGGCATGGGCAGCGATTCTTGGACGAGCAGTGGGCCAAGTACCGGGACGTCATCCAGAAGGGTGGCACCCCGATGCAGTTCCAGGACTTTGCCCAGCAGTTTCAGGGCAAGAACTTCCGGGAACGGGCCGCATCGCTTCAGAAGTTCCTCTCTGACTCGGGGGTCAAGGCAAACATCCAGGCTGACCTGAGACAGAACGTCCGAACTCGGGCAGAGCAGGACAACATGGCCCGGCGGATGAACACCCCGGTGGCAAACATCGTCTACGGCCAGTCGCTCCGGAACGCCAAGACTCCAGACGAACTGGCTCGGGTCATGCTTGAGGGCCATGTCATCAATCCAAGGCTCGGTCTTGGCAATGCAGCCTCCATGGTCCTTCGGGGGCAAGACGATCTTCAGGCCCAGCAGGCGCTGAATGAATCAGCTCGGCAGCAAGCTGAAGCAAACGACCCGATCCGGCGGGCAGACAAGCACCTGGCCGACGTTCACCAGATGAAGGACCACGCTCAGTTCTCGTCTGGGTTGCAGACTCACTACAACATGCGGTTCCAAGGTCAGAACCTGGACCCAAACCATCTCCCACGGTGGATGTCGGGGCAAAAGCAGTCTCGTGCAGGTCAGATCGCAAGGGCCATGGTGTCTGGTCAGCTCAACCCCAGCAACGACCCCGGGGCTGCTGTGCTTCTGAACGACTTCACCCGCGAGTACACCCAGTCTCTGAGGGGGTCTGGCCTGGAAGGAGACGCCGATCTGTACAAGAACTGGGCCGCTGCGCTTGGAATCCCCGTGACGCCCGAGAACAGCGCGATGATTGCCGGTCTTTACCAGACAGCAACCGGCACCGACCCGCGAGGGTACATCCGGTGGGGCGCAGACTTTATCCGTCCCAAGCCTGGCTCGGCCCCAACGGAGTTCCGGCAGCCCAACGAGATGCCCGTGAACTGAGCGTGAGCCAACATGAACTACTTCGAGCAGGTCGCAATGCAGCAGCCTCGCAGGAGGCGGCCCCAAATCGGATTCGGCCTGTACGAGGACGCTGAGCCCAGGCTCGATCAAGCTCCCCTCACAGAGGAAGAGCGAGAGACCCTGCTTGGTCAGGTCAGCGGCCTGACGGGCCAAGCAACCAGCCTTCTGCTTGACGCCCTGGACAAGCCAGGCCAAGGCTTGAGGTACATGATCTCTGGCAAGACTGACCCTGGAGAGATGCTCCAGCAGTTTGGCCTGAGGCCAGGAGAAGACGACCTCTGGGGTCTTGCTCGCCCGGTGGCCGACTTCGCTGCTGGCTTGCTCACGGATCCCCTGACCTACGTTGGCACCGGGACTGTGAGTGCAGCGGGAAAGGCGGCAAAGGCAGCCGGTCTGCTCGACGACGCCGCCCGTGCTGCTTCCTCCCGGGCCATCAGGAGCGGGAAGATCGGCGGGAAGTACGCCGACAATGCCCTCGACTTTTACCGGAGCCTCGGTCGCGGAGCAGGAAGCACTGATCCCCTCACGATCGCCAGGGACATCTCGCCGTTCGAGCTGGCTTCGAGGCCGTTGGTTGGGCCGAGAGTCTCTCGCCGGGGCATGACACTTCGGGAGCTGATCGCAGAGCAAGGCGACAACGCGGGCTCTGCCCTCCAGAAGGTGCAGAACCAGTTCGCCCCGGGGACAAACATCGACAAACTTCTTGACAGCACTCTGTCCAGAGACATCGGCATCGGGCTTCCTCTTTCGGACTACACCCCACTTGGGATGAACATCCCTGGCGGCGAGGCTTTGGCTTCTGGCATGGACTTGGGGATGCAAGCCCTTCGCTGGTCTGCCGCCGGGCGGCTCGGGCACAAGCTCTTCAACAAAAACACCGGCAACACCCTCGCCGCCGCCGACCAGCACGTCAACGACGCCTTCAACAGGCACGTCAGCACCACCCAGATCCAAGCCAGGGAGAGGCTTCATGACCAGATTTCGCATTTGGCTGAAGACCTTGGCGACCCGCAGGCATCGGCTGCCGTCCGAAGCGTGATCGAGACTGGCGGAAGCGAGGCCGAGCGGGCCCTGATCGCCGCCAACCCAAGGCTCCAGGAGTTCGTGGACAACGCACCGCAGTGGCTGAAGGACGAGCTGGACAGGCGGATTCGGGCCGGGCTCCCGGGCATGAGCTTGGTGGACGAGAACGGCACCCGGTTCTTCCCGAGACAGACCAGCGACTTCAGCTTTCAGGAGTTCATTGACCAGAACTCCCGAGAAGCAGGCGGCGGCCTGGTGTCTTCAATCGCAGGTGAAGCCCGGAAGCGAGGCGACTACCTGAAGACTCCAGGGGGAACCAAGGTTCTGAACGAACTCAGCCAGAACCCCGACCTTGTTCGCCAGCCGGGCCAGTCGGCAGAAGACATGCTCCCGAGACGGCAGCGGTCCACGATCATCAGGAGGCGACTCAACCAAGAGTACGGAAACCCAGAGACGTTCCCGAACTTCATGACCCCAGACGACGGGTCTCACATGCCCAAGCAAGTCTGGGGTGGAACTGGTCCGATCAAGAAGTTCGACGCCAACCAAGCCAACAACATCGCTAACTTGCTTGAGAACATGGATCCTCGGGCGAACCAAACCGGCATGCCTCTGTTCGGGCGGAACGTCCTGGATGACTACACCGACTACATGCTCGGCTCGGACAAGGCCATCGAGTCAAGCAACTTCCTCCAAGACATGTTGACTCGCTCCACCCGGACATCTCCGGGCCCGGTGCGGAACGGCCAGGCGACATATCGTGCGGCAACTGAGCTGCCAGGCAGGCAGGTGTCTGTGCCCCAGGCCCTTCAGGAGCTTGGCCAGCGAAGCAATCTGGACCCGGACACTCCGATTGCGCTTCGCCCAGAGATCAACCCAGACACAGTGAACCCCGCTACCGGGCTTCCGTTTGATCCGGCTCACGACTTCGCCACGGCTGGAGCCAAGGACAGGATCCTTGGGCTTCTCCGAGAAAGGTTCCCCGGGCAGATCGACGAGATCGATCAGCTAAACCGAGCCAGTCTCGACAGGTCCCAGCTCCAGCGACTTGCCAACATCGGGCGGTTTGAATCCTCGGCGGCGGTCAAGCAGGGGTTCCTGAAGCTGTGGGATGACGTCACTCGGGTGTGGCGCAGCTCGCTTCTTTCCTGGCCAGCCAAGTTCACGAGAGACTGGTACGGGGGGAAGTTCGTCAACTATGTTCAGACCGGCGGCAAGCACATGGTGGACGGAGCCAACGCCACCAAGGCTTTGATCCAAGGGGACCTGCCGACGCTCGACTTCTACCTCCAGAAGATCCGGAAGTACGGCAATCTCGACACCGTCGAAGAGCGGGTGAACGCCTTCCGCAGGGACATGTTCTCGAACAAGGCCCTCGAAGTCACCAGGAACATGGACCTCCAGTCCCTGGGCGACAACATTCAGACTGCCGGTGGGACGATCGATGAGATGCTCCCGGGCCGAAGCCAAACCAACACGATCGGGTACCAGGGGTGGGACTTTCTCACTGGCAAGGGGCTCAGTCCGCTCAGCACCATGCCAGAGAACGAGCTGCTCAATGCTGAGAGCTGGCGGAACTTCAATCAGCTCGGGATGAAAGACCCACGAAATGTGCAGAACCCAATCCTTCGATGGGGTGCCGCAGTCGGTGACACCACCGAGAAAATGAACCGGATGGAGGGGACCTTTGCCCTGATGATGCAGGGCTGGGACGTTGGCGAGGCTGTTCGTGTCATGCGAAACGCCCACACCGACCCGTCCAGCTTGACCAAGATTGAACGCGAGTTCATGAGGCGAGCGTTTCCGTTCTGGAGTTTCACCTCCCGCATTGGGAAGTGGGTTGCCTCGAACATTTGGGAGCGTCCTGGCGGTCGGTTCACCCAAGCCGGTCTTCGTCTGCCGAACGAGTTGTTCTCCAGCGGAGAGGACGAGTACGTTCCCGAGTCCATCAAAGCCAACTACGGATTCAGGGCATCGGGCGATGGAGACGAAGGCTTTGCGTCTAGGCTCTTTTCTGGTGTTCCGTTTGGGACCGTCAAGCCTGGTGTTACGCCCTGGATCACGGACATTGACCTCCCAGGCATTGATACCATCAACCTTGTCCGGCCCAGCTACGAGCCTGACGGCAGCCTCAGCTACATGGGCACGGTGGGCAAGACCCTGGAAGACTTCGTGGGCAGGAATGCCGCCCCTGGTGTGAAGGGAATTGTCGAGCGTCTCACTGGCGTAGATTCCTACACCAAGCGGCCACTGAAAGAGAGCGTGTCTGCCCCGCAGCAGTTCGTCGAAAAGATCACCATGGGGGCCGTCAGGCCCGAGTCGTCCATCGGGCAGACGATCGGTGCCGTCAAGCCCTTGATCGACACCTTTCCGTTTGCGGCCCGAGTGTTCCAAAGCACCAACCGGCTCCTCGACTCCGAGCGAGTCGAGAGCTTTGCCGACCGGGCTTTCCAGTTGGGCGTGAACGCCACCGCCGGGGTGAAGATCCAGAACCTCGACGACGACATCCGCCGAGTGGATGCCCGCAAGAAGATTGCTGACATCCTGCACGACGACCCCTACGTCAAGTCGTTCTCTCAGGTGTACGTCCCCGAGGAACTCAAGCCCTACGCCGACCCGGTCACCATGAGAATGCTGGCCCTCGACCGCCAATTGGGCCGAGAGCTTCAGCGAGAGCGAGCCGCCCGCAGGGGCGAGCCGGTCAAGGCAGCGAAGCGGAAGAAAGTGCCCGACCCGATTTCGTTCTTTGACTGATGATCGGCGGCGGGGAAGGTGTCCTGTCTGGCAGCAGGGTTGCGTCTATGTAATGTTTCTCTGCCAAGCCTATGGACTTGTGTCCCAGGAAAGCTCTTGCACTTCCGGGCTGGACGATCTCTACATGAGTTGCCCCAGATCGTCTCAGGTATTTGCTTGTGCCATTCACTCCTGCTTCGCGGCAAAGCTCTTTGAAGTACAGGGTTGTTCGGTCACTGCAAACGAGCCACTTGAATATCGTCTGCCCGTCACCCCTGGCGGCGAGGTCCTCCACAGCGGCGGCGCAATCAGGGGACAGCCTCTTGCTGATGGGAACCCCGGTCTTGTTGGCGGTGGTCCACAAGCGGCTGCCTCTTACGGAGGACACCCGGAGGTCGTGGAGGTCGGACATTCGGAGTCCCGATTCGTAGCCGAGCAGGACCCACGCCCTCCAGTAGACGCGGCGAGGGTGCCTCTGTTTGTAGACGCCGTCGATGTGGGAGACGTAATCCAGCAGCCTCGACAGCTCTTCTGCCGACCATGCCACGGGGGGTGGAAAAATCCGCTTGACAGTGGCGATCCGGCCGATACCCTGTGTCGTCAGCCCGAGGTCGATGGAGTGCCGCCAAAGCGTCAGCCCCATCACTCGGGCCTTCGACCGGGTGTAGCTCGCGGACCTCAGCCCGAGCAGCCAGCGGTTGAATACGGAGTCTCTGATCGTCGATGGAGTGACGCCCGCGTCCCGCATGGACTCGGCACACCGCAGAACATCACGCCGATAGTCTCGGCTGATCTCCCTCTGCGAAACGTAGCTGTTTGCAACCTCGATCATCGCTGCATCCCTCGATGTGCCAGCGAAGATAGCGACCGGTCTGACGGAGTGAACCCCCCCGCACAACCCCTACATTAGGAACCGCAGTCCCGTCAGGTGTCACCCGGATTCACGATCCCGGCGAACGCCCGGCGGGCCACCACGATGGCCGCCACCCTCACGTTCAACGAACCAATCGACCTCTACCACGCCGACAGGGAATGGTGGAGCAAAAGCCAGTTGTGGTCGCTCCGTGACAAGGGGCCGCTGTACTTCTACGAGCGGTACCTCACCGGCTCAATCAGTGAACATTCGGGACAGGCGTTCCGCAAGGGATCGCTCTGCCATCTTTGGTGTGAGATCGGCAGTGATGCCTGGTGGGGCAGGGTCGCCATCGTCCCCGAGGAGTTTGTCGGGGCCAACGGGGCGATTTTGAAAAAGGGCGAGGGATGGGTTTCGGAGCAGCCCGCCGACGCCATCATCCTCAAGCCGAGCGAGGCCAATGCTTATCGACGACAGTTCGATCGCCTGTCTTCAAACAAGTTCTTTTGCCAGCTCCAAGACTCGACGGAACACAGAGAGTTTTCCGTCCGCTCGACCTGCCCTGACTCAGGGCTGAAGGTCAGGTGCCGTCCCGATGCAGCAACCATAGACACTATCTGGGACCTGAAGACTACCTCTGATCAATGTCCGATTAGGACATGGCACAAGTCCGTTCACGACTTCGGTTATGGGTTTCAAGCCGCTCTCTATTTGCGGCTGGCCAGGGAAGCAGGCTTTGCCCCTGAGCGTTTTGCCTTCGTGGTGAGTTCGACCGTGCCTCCATACGAGGCGCTAGTCGTCGTCCTGCCCCAGGCATATCTCGACCAGTGCGAGCGTCAGTTGCTCGACACATGCCGTGACCTTCAGTCGCGGTTGCTTTTGGATCACTGGCAGCCGGTGGAGGCTGGCCAGATCACGGAGCTATGGATGCCACCGTGGACCATGGAGGAGAAGA